AGGAGTCATTAGAACAGAATCAGTAGTTACTCTTTCCAATAATCCGTCTGCTCTTAGTGCCTGTAGCATTGGACGACCATCTGGAAAACTTCTAATAAAAAGAATTTCACCAAACTCAAAAACTTCCTGAGCCTGATCACTTTCTACTACTTTCATAATAGAGTCGTGATATGTATCAGATAACTGAGCCACAGGAATAACTAGAGAATAGTTAGATTCTCCGGGGAGCGTCCTGAATACCACCAAAACTTTCGCTCCCGATTTGATCATTCTACCAGTGTGTTTTAGTGCTCTCATATTATTGTTCCTTTTTGTTTACTGAATCTAAAAATGCAGTTAATTTGTTGTAAGTCTTACCAACAACTTCTAGTTCGTTGGCCTTAAATGCACCGCGCTGAGATGCGATATCGATGATATTTCTCACAGCAGCAAGATCAGTAATATTTAGATCAGGTGCAGTAGGTTGTGGCGCAGCAGCAGCATCGACAGGCGCTGTAGCGGCTTCTTGATTTTTTACTTCTTCAGTCATTAATTTCTCCTTAAATGAGGACAGGCTAGTATAAAATAAGTTATCTCTTTTTGATCTTCAAACCCTGCAAATCTGGCTGTTTTTAATTTTCCATCTTCGGTTACATAAGGCTGAGGAATGATATAATATCTGCCTTTTAAATTAGCAGTAATCCAATTTTCTATAGTTTGGTCATTGTCCCATTCTACGGAATGGATCATCACTTTTGAAAAATGCGGAACAGCAGTATTCATTTTTCTGCTGTCTAAGATATCAAGAGCATTAAGATCTAACATAACGAATTTATTTACGTAATAAGTTTATTGAGGTTGGGATTCTTGGCTTAATCTTTTGGCCATGGCTTTGGCTGATCCTAATTTTCTAACATCTCCAGAAAACAGGTATAACTCAAATGCAGATTTTTCAGATAAAACTTTGATATATCTTTTTTCTAAATGCCAGGGAGTTTCTAAGAATTGATCTAACCAAATTAGTACTTGAGGACCTATGGTAAGATCTTTTGGTAAATCTATTTTATAAATTTTAATGTCTGCAACAGTTTCTAAAAATTCTAGACATTGATCAGTGATACGGAGACCACCGTTGGATTTTTCTCTTGTGCTGAACCACCATCGTGATCGGCAGTCTTTGACATTTTTCTCATCAATGGGTAAGCCGGCCGCCTTTAAAAAAACTTCAGTGTATCGGTCTTTATTGTCCATCACTCATTTCAATTCTTCGCCGGTAGTTAATTTATAAACTGAAAAGTCTTTGGTTTTAAATAATTTATTTAATTTCTTGGCGAGATTGTGAGCGTGTCCTGGATTGCTAAAACTTACCTTCTTATATTTAGGTCCGGGATAATTGGCCAGCAGACTACCACTTTTTAAATTAAAAGGTTTGCTCTGGTAAAACACAGCCCAGATAGCCTCGCTTTCTAAAATTTGTTCCACTTTATAATTCTCTTTGTTTGCATGTTCAAGAATTACTTTAGGTTTTGGTCTGCTCATCTATATACGTATCCTAATAAACCACGTATATATTTATCAACTTTAGAACGTTCCCCCGTCGAACTTAACATCAATCTTAGTAGTTGATTCTCGTATTTCCGACAGCATTTGATGTATTTCTTGAACAGTTAAACCTAATTTAGATGTTAGAATAGCCAATTCGGCAGTTAAATCACGTGCTTCTTGTATAGTGATTCTAATTTCTTTCTGTTGACTCTTTTCAGCAACAACAGTTCTAGAAATTATTTTTTCTATAGTAGGTAATGTAGTAGGTAATTTATTTTGAGACACTTGATAGTACCTGTTTCATTTCAATTTCAGTTTTAAACGGGCCTTGATATGGATATCTTTGTAGTGTGATTAATTTAGGGCAAAAACTTTTAACCCACCCTTTATCAAACTTGATGATATAATAACCGGCACAGTACAGGCTTTTTGAATCTTCGCTCTTAGTAAATAGAGGTAATTTCTTTTTAATGTCATAAAGAGGATTATGAGGTTCGGCACTGGTACTGAATCCGTGAACCTCGTTGGGTAATGCAGTATCACTTTCTTTTACAATCTTAACAACAAAAAAGTCTTTACCGAATTGGTCAGTTAAACTTTTTTTGTTTTCGTAGATCTTTATTCCTAACTCATTGCTCATTACAAAACGATTGTCTTCGTTTTTTCTTAGAGTAGCAATTTTTTCTCCGTCTTGTTCAACGATCCAAAATTTATTATCGATGATTGGTTTAGCATGTATCTCTGTCATAGTGTGTACCTCGCATTTAGTGGTTCAGCATAACTTTGCGCCTGTTCGGCAATTTTTTTCAAATCATATAGATTACAAAATTTAATCAGTCTAATACCTACTTGACTGATATTTTTATTTGCATCAATAGCCTGTGAGATAGTTGTGGCAATGATTTCTTTAATGTCGTCTGGTTGATGACCCAAATCAATCAGTCGACGATTGCGTTCATAATCTTCTAGTACACGATGTTCTTTGCCTTCGTGGTCAGTCCATCTCTGAAGCATGAGATTGTTCCACGCAAATCCTTTGGTTTTACGATCTTCGAACGCTTCAGTAAGACCCACTTTTTTGCTTGTGCCTTTAGTACGCACACCTGGATACGCCGAGAAGACATTATCACTGGTATCACCACGCATACATTTTTCAAACAAGAGCCATTCTGGATTTGGAGCGGCTTTTGCTTCTTTTGTTTTCTTATCAATGACTGGTTTACCTTTGTCATCAAAGATTCCTTCGTGTGTGATTACATGTTCCATAACACCATTGTATTGTTTTACATTAGGTGCAATAAGTTGTACAAAATCTGTATCAGTTGAAATAATCACATGATTATCATCTGGATGACTTTGAATCCAACCCGCAATAAGATCGTCTGCTTCTAGTTGTGGATTTTGTAGTACTGTGCAGTTAGTTTTATCTGTAATAAAATCTTTGAATGTATCAAACGCTTCCCAAAATACTTTTTCTTCTTCTGCTTCTTTTTCTGTGTGTGCGGCACGAGCATCTGATCGATTTCGTTTATAAGGAGCATAATAGTCTTTGCGCCATGATCTACCTTCTAAGCAGAAAATAACGTGAGTACCATTAAACTGCTGCCACGCTTTACGAATAGAATTTAGGGTTATGTGAAATGCCATGCCAAGTTTAATATCGGCATCGCCGTTAATAACATGTCTAGCACGAAAAAATGTGTTAGCAGTATCAACTAAAATATATGTCATTGATTATTCTTTTTCACAGTCTGTATATCTAAAGTACCTGTATCAACAGGACCACCAAAATCACCATCTACTACAACATTTGCACAAAGTTCACGGAACCATCGATCTACGATTTCTTCGTCTTTATCACCATCTACACCGTAACCTTCTTGCTTTAATTGTAACACAAATTGGTCATTCCAGTCAAGTTCAAAAAATCCATTTCGTACATTATCTGAATTGACATGAGTATTCAAAACTCCTACCCAGGGTTCTTTTTTACGAGTAGCACGATCTTTTGGACTAAGTTTAGCCAATTCTTGTTCTTGAGCAATTTCTTTTAAACTGTTTTCGGCTTCTTCTTTTAATTTGGTAGCCTGCTCTAGTGCCTGTCTTGCTTCTTCTATATTGGCTTCGATTTTATCTAACCCAAATAATTTTTTAACGAATTTCATTAAGTTCCCCACTCATTTTTAAACAATGGTACTTGTAGTCTGTCACTGTACCGTAATCCATTCTTCATAGCCAGTTCCGCAACACGGCGATTATTTAAAGTATAAACACTTTCAACTCCGCCTACAGGCATTAGATAGATTGGACCAGTAAACCCGTGTGCTCGATAGATATCGGCAGTTTCTATGGCTTCTTCGGCATCTTCTTCTGTAGCAATTACAAATTTTAGATATGTGTATCCATATTCTTCGTATTCACAAACAACTTCAGGCTGTATAGCAACATGCCTCTCTTCTCCGGAACAACTCAATTTTGCACTTACACTGAAAGTGATTTCTCTCCAAAAGTCGTGTGCATGATGACTTTTCCAGGTGTGTAAGTATAATTTAAAATCATCTGTTAATGCTTGAGTACCATTAGTCTCAAATGTAATTTCTTTTAGATTTTGCATCTTAGGATGATCTAGCAGGTCTGGATATGCACGTTGCCAACCTAGTAAAGGTTCACCACCTGTGATAACAAGATGTTCATCTCGCCATTCGTTGAAAGGCAGAATCTCACAGATACGTTCTGCAATACCATCACTGGTAAGCATAGGACTGAGATCTTTAAAACGAGGATCCCAACTTGCATAACTGTCACAGCCTGTGCTAACTAATGGCAATTCTTCATATTTTGTAAATTCATGCACTCTAGAAGCAATGGCTTCAACTTCTTGGCTAGCCTCACCTCTAGGCATACCAAATCCCGCACACTTAAAGTTACAACCAAATGTACGTAAGAAAACAGAAGGCACGCCCATGAAACGTCCTTCACCTTGAATACTATAAAATAGTTCAGCGATTTTAATTTTGCTCATTCTTTATTATACCACTTTTTACGAAAGTTGTCAAATCTTCTTTGACCAATTGATAACTACCATCACCTAGATCTATCCAATGGATATGATCTCCCTCTTTCCAATTTGTTTCTTTTAAAAGATCTTCTGGAAATTTAAGAAAAAAATCACTAGTTTCGAGATCTTCTTCAACTTCTAAAATCCATCTTTTCATGTTCTATATTTTTCATTGTTGTACTGCATTTTAAGTTTTCGACATTCTTCTTTAACTTCTTTAGGAATATCAGGATGCCATTCAGCCATACTACAATCGTAGACTTTACCTGTTGACTCTCCAAAGTTTGTCAAACACAAAATTAATGCTGCCGCAATGACCGCTAACAAGAATACATAACTATTTTTCATATTTGATCACTTATCAATAATTTGCACATCAACGCATCTTGCTCAGTGTTGAAATGAAACTTCATACAATCTGTACTAACTTCTGTTCTATATCGTGTTCCTGGTAAACCAAAATGATACATAACGTTGGCGCATGTTTCATTCCACCAAACTTCTTTTTGATTTTGCCAAGGAATAGTAATTGTGTTATTTTTCATTTATGTGTTTAGCAATAGTTTCATAAATGACTCTGTTGCCGTTAATAGTATAATGAT